GTACGTTAGTCTGCATGAAGTCAGCCGGGACTGTCTAACGCACCGGGTAACCCGGATTGAGAGTTTTATACTAGCATCCAGCAAATAACGCAAGTAAAAAAAGGGGCCGAAGCCCCTTTCTTAGCCTTATAAAATAAGGACTTATCAAGCCCCTGGCGAACCGTACATGCCCAGGGGATCCGACCAGCCGAAGCTGTAACGCTCACGGGCCTTGTAACGGACATTGCCCGTATCGAAGTCCCCGTCCATTGACTGAGCCAGCGGGGTACGCACAAAGTGCTTCATACCGTTGGGTACGTCAGTGGTCAGGAACCAGGCATTCGTGTCGGTCAAGAAGTGGTTGATCGTGTAGCCTTCTGGGATCGAACCGTTGTTCTTGATTGCGTTCACGTCGTTGTCGTTGGTGCCAACGCGCAGCTCAGTTTCGAGCAGACGAGTTGCAACGAACTGCAATGCTGGTGGAACGATCAACTTGCGTGGCTTAGCTGCGATGAGCAGACCACGTTCGTCAGTCCAGCCTGCGATCTGAATGACTGCGTTTTCCAACGAGGTTTCGTTGAGGTCAGCTGCCGTTGCAGGTTCGTTGCTGTTAGTGCCACCGGATACCAGCGGGTGTGCGTCCGAGAACAGAGCAACACCATCACCACCCGGATACGAGTTGGAGAAGCCGTTGTTCAGTACTGCGGCTGCTTTAACCTGCTTGGTATACGACATTGCACGAGCCAGCGCCTTGGTATAACGAGCCGACAGGCTGTCATACAGGTTATCTTCGATGGCCTCTTCGGTCAACGAGAAACCCAGTGCGATGGTTTCGTGGTTGTAGCGAGCAGTCCAAGCTTCCTGACCGTTGTCGTACGAGATCGCAGAACCTTCGTTCTTGACCGGTGCGGCACTAAAGCCAGACAGTTTGGTTTCCTCTTCAAAGGAACGCTCGGAGGTCTCGGTTTCGTAGATCTCTTTGTGTTCCTCACCGTAACGATCATACTCCATGCCAAACAGGGCGTTCAGGCCAGGGAGTAGCTCTTTCAGTAGTTGTGCGCGTGAAATAGCCATGTTTTACTCCTTAAACGCCAACTGGGTTGTTGTACTGATGGCCACCAGTGACGGTCACAGTAGTCGTAACTACGTTCGTCGAGGTGTTCAGCGTGGAAGCCGCAACCATGTAGGGCGCATTGAATTTGCAAATAAACTCGCAGAAACTACCAGTCGAGTTAGCCGTGTCAGGCACAACGTCGATGATACGAATCGGCAACGATGCGGTAGTAGCTACCGAAGCGCCGTTAATTGCAACAGCAGAGTCACCCGTGGTGGTTGAGCCGTCGTTTTGAACCAGCGGTGCGTTCGAGCCAACAACAGTCTGTGCATAGAAAGCCACAACAGTCGTGCCGGAAACAGCAGCCACTTTAAACAGAACATCGGGATCGTCCACAACATAAGCGTAAGCGTCAGTGGCGACGGTGTTAGCCGGCCAGTACTGAGCTTGCAGCTTCTGCTTGGTTGTCGGATTGGTATAAGTGCAGCCCAAGAAAACGCCAACAGGGGTTGCAGTTGTAGTGCCAGCGTCCTTCTCAACAGTACCAGATGACACTAGCTTGACTACATCGCCGTAGAAAATGTTCGTGTTGTACTCACTAGCAATTTTCATCAGACGAGTAGAGCCAGCGTACACCTGACCGCCGATCAGGTTCACCGGACGTAGGCCGTAAGGGGCCGATACAGTCGGATATGCCATGTCTTACTCCAAAAAAGTGTTAGCCCATCTTTGAAACCGAAGACTTCGATTCCTTAAAGAGAGGCATCCGAGGGTCATTTTGACGCATCAGATTGTTGTCCACTGCCGTGAGTTGGCCTTCAGCCTGCTTCTGATAGTAAGCATTACGCTGTTCGACAAACTCAATAGGCGTCTTGCAGAGCAACAGTCCGCCGACCTCAATGCTGTCTTTGAATCGACTATTGGGGTCTATCATCAATTGAAACTGGGGCTGCTCCTCTAACTTCACCGGCTCCCAACCCTCACGCTGCTTGGCGGAGATGTTGCGGGCGTCGGCGGTATTAAGAGTAGAAACCCTAATCCATCTGTACGCATAACCTGGCTGTTTGTCCGGTTCTGGCAACAGTTCCGGGGGTGTCCACGCTTTGGGACGTTCTGCCATGGTTCTCGTTTCAATACTACGTGGTGTTTTATCAGCCATTTGTGGCCTCCAATTTGCGCATTTCACGGATGTAAGCCTCTGGGGTAATACCCAATTTCTTGATTGTGTTTACCGTGGACAGTTTTAACTTGACCTTTTTGGAGGCCGTCGTGCGTGTCGCGGGCGCTACAACCGTTGCTGCTTTCTCTGTACGCTGTCGGTTTGTGGACTGCGTTTCCTGCTGCTCTGGAAATGCCTCTGGGAAGCGCCGACGCATTGTGTCATCGACCTTCTGCCAGTACTCATCTGTTGACGGATAACTCTGACCGTATTCAGACACAAGCTTTTGGTGTAAGCCCAATGCCAAACTGGTCATCTCAGGGTCTTTACCGAACCATTGATTGCGCTCTTGCCACGCCATCATCTTCGGATCAGGCCGAGCTACCGGCACTTCTGGCTCGCGTTGTACCTCAGTTTCTTGTTGTTGTAAAGCAGGCACGTATTCGTTTGCCCGACGAACTTTGTACTGCGCGTCGTTCAACCGCTCCTGGGCATCCACCAGCTTGTCAGGATCGCCCATGTCATAGGCTTCCTTGTAAGCTCGCTTGGCCGCATCCAACTCAAGTTCTGCCGCACTCTTATAAGTATTGATGAACGTCTGCTCACCCCGAGACAGCCGGCCCTTGAGCGCATTATTCTCCTCAAGAATCCGTTTGGCATAGGCAATCGCCTCCTGCTGCTCTTTTAGGGCTGCCTCTTTCTCCCGGCGCTCATCGTTCCAAACCTTCTTGAGTTGCTTCAGCTTGGTCTTGACGTTATCGGAATATTCTTCCAGTTCGTCTTTCTCCAGCTGCTCGACAACCTCTTTAGGTAAAGGCTGTCGGCCTCGGTCTACCTCGGGCGTATCGTCCTCTATCTCAATCTCAAACTCTTCTTCCTGCTCAGCAGCCTCCGCTTTGGGTTGCTTCTCATCAGGAAACTCGAATTCATCCATCTGCATTTCATTCGCCATCATGTTTCTCCTTATGCCCTAGAAATACCGCGAGGATCCTGGACTACGGCTTCCACACAGTCATCATTAATTAGGCGGAACTCGGTGCCATGAATCTTCAGCCGGGTTCCAGTGTTAGGACGGGCGAGAATAAAATCCCCTTCCTTACACCACGGTCCGTTAGGGAACCGCTTCTCATCTTTGTAGCAATCTGGCCCCATCTTTACGACAAAGAACACGGTGGCCAAGACTTGTTCATAGTGGAGTGTTGTGTCCGCTTTGATAAGTCCGCTTTCAAACTTTTCTTCCTTCTCTGGCAGCGTTACCAGGATGTGGTAACCCGTCGGATCTGGAAGTTGTTTCGCTTTTTCCTCTGCGGTTTGTGGCAGAGTGGATACTTCACCGCTTTCTGTAGCGATGGCGATTTCAGTCATCGGAAAACTCCATTTGTTTTGCTAAATCAAGAATGTAACCCTCGGCCATAGAAAGCCCTCGGATTTCCCCGCAGAGCTTTTGGTACTCTGCATAGTCCTTGGCCGCGTTTGTGGACACAGCCTCAACTATCTGTTGTCGCTTCTGCCGCAATTGCTCCAGCAGTATTTCCAGCGTTTTTTCCATAAATTACTCCCTGCCTCTTGTCGGCCTCGGTAACTGTGGACGATTTCTCTCTACCTGATCTTTGGCTATTTGAGAGCCAAGCTTCACGCCCTCTAGCTCCATCTTTGCCTCAAGATCTGCTTTGTCTTTGGCGGTTTTGGCGCCAACCTGCATGCCTGCAATTTCCTTCTGTGCCTCAATCCGCTCTTCTTCAATGCGAATGCGATCAGCCTTCTCAGCCGTCTCAATCGCCAGCTTCTGCTTCTTAAGCTCCAGCTCCTGCTGTTTCAGTTGCAACTCTTGTTGCTGCATCTGGACAATAGGATCTTGCTGCCGCAGCCATCATCCGAGATACCTCAACCTCCATCTCCGGCGACAGCTCTTTGTCCATCTCCGGCAGCGGAACGCCCAGCATCTCTTCAATCTGCTTGCGATACTCGAACGCCGTATGCTCAGCTATGTGCGCCATCATGGCTGCTTGCATAGCTTGGGCATTTGGATTCTGGCCAATCGCCTGCATGATCTTCGGATCTTGCATTGCCGACTGATGCACCTGAATGTGCGCCTGATGATCCTGATAAATGAACGCCTTGACCGGCTTCATATTCATGATGGCCATGTTTTCTGACACCGGATCCTTCGGCTTTTGATCCTCTGCCGACGGCACCAGCTTGCCGATGTTCTTAATACCCAGAACATCTAACATCTGACGGTTCAACTCCACCATGTCATAGATCTGTGGGTTGGCCTGCGCCATT